CGACGACCTTTTGTGTTTGAGCAAACATACCTGCCTGCAAATGTCTATCTCCGTTTTGAGCTTTGAGCCTGGAGGAGGAACACCCGCCTCGGCCGGGGCGCTGCCGCGCCTCTGCCAAGCGATATCCGCCGTTGTGACCAGCCCCGTCGTGAAGTTGTTGCCCGCGCGTCAGCGCGTTTATGCACGGTTTTTGAACCTGCTCGTGACAACCACCACTGACAACCTCAATTTCAAGGATGCGTTGGCTCTGCCAGCGCCGCCTTTGAGCCTGCCCCCGAACCACCCACACGCCCATGCCGCTGCGCGCCGCTCTGCGGCACGTGATGTCATGCGCGGTTGGGCGGCAAAGCTGGGACTCAAACAATATTTTGTTTCGATGTCCCAGAGCGAGCTCACCCGAGGGGAGGCTGGGTCCCGCCCGCTGTATGATGTAAAAGACATGTTAACATACACGCGGTTCAAGGACCCCGACGTGATCGGACCCCGCACAGCCATAGTCCTGACAGATGTGGTGTATCATCTGTCTGACGTGGAATTTGCAACTCTTATGGACGGCATGCGCCCCGTCTTCTCGTACCACTACGCACTGAATAAACCTGTGCTTCACTCTGATGAAGCCACAATTCGGTATGATGTGGACAAGAAGAAGTGGGTCTTCCGTTTCGCTGACCATTCTGAGTACATGCATAGCCACCCGGACTTTTCCGTGGAGGGCTTCACAACCAAAGTGATGCCTACGTGGATGCAGTGCGCGGCGCTGGGGGCGCTTTCTGGTGTGTCGTTGTTTTGTGCCCGGGGGTTTTGGAAACTCCTGGTCCCATTGGGATTCGCGGCGAGCTATCTCGCGATGACTCGCGTGACGTATACGCAAGTTCTCCGCAAACCAATGGGCGAGAGTCGCGAAGTCGCCATGCTCCTGCCACGCCGGCAGTGTAGCGCATTGGCGATCGTCGCTCTCGGCCTGCCCACGAGTCCGCTGCGCGCGGCCCAGCCCCAAGTGTTCGAATTTGAAGGGAGCAAGTACGCATACATGCGGACATGCACCCCGACTGGTGTTGAAAACACCATCGCACGCCACCCACTCAACCACTCTGAGACCCTTTCTGACAAGGCTGTCTCGGTGCTGATGACACGTGTGGCGGAGTCGCGTTCGAATGTGGCAGCTGGCCATGCGACGGCACTCCTGAAGAGCGAGGGGGAAGATGTCAACACATCAGCTGTTGACTTGTTCCTTCACGTTATGCCCGCGCTGGCCCCCCGCGTGCGGTTCACCGACCCTATTGGTGTCCCCGCGCCCGCTCTGACCCCCGTCGAGACTTATAGACTCGATGATGGGCTTGAGCCTGCCAGCCGCAAGACTCTCCACCGGTTTATGGATCCCATCCTGCCCGCTTTCGTGCCCGACATAGCCTCTAAGGTTAATGCCAAAGCGGCCATTGCAGGCAGGCTCCAGAAACCACAGGCGGCCACGCTTGAGCGTGACTGTTCACACGACGCGGAAATCCTCGAGGTTGCCCGTGCTCTCATCACTATCATCTACGAGAGCACTGGCCCCCTGGAGCCGTGTGACATTGACCGCCTTTTGGAGAATGCGCAAACCGCCATGAAGCGCAATCAAATCTTGCTGGGCGCAGAGTACATGCCGATCAAGCTGGAGGAGGTCACAAAGTCGTTCATCAAACGTGAGCCTTACGATGAGAAGAAAGACCCGCGCATCATCCAACCGCTTGAAGCCACCCACCGTGTCGCTTGGGGAACCTTTATGGTTCCCCTCGCAGACGCTCTGGCGAAGCAGCCGTGGTACTCCTTCAAGAACTCTCCAGCGAAGATTGCTGACGCGGTGTCTGACATCTGCGTCGCATCCGACTTTGTCATCACCACTGACATGTCTCGCTTCGATGGAACAGTGGGCAAGTTTGCACGGGGGATTGAGGAGATGCTCCTGAGCACGATGTTCCCTGCACACATGAACGAGGTGCGCGATCTTCATCGCACATCACACAGCCTCAAATGCCGCCTGAACGGAGTCTCTTTTGAGACAGGTTACACGCGGGCATCCGGTGAGGCCGGCACGTCCGTGCTGAATACGTTCTTGGTTGCAGTGGCCATCGCCTACGCCAATTACCTCTCCGGCAACGCTTTGTCCCAAGGGATGAAGCTGGCTATTGTCGGAGGAGATGACGGTGTAGCGGGAAACATTGGAACCGCCGCATTTGACCTTGCCGCATCGCGCCTGGGCTTCAAAGCCAAGAGCGTTCTGCGCGAGCAGGGTGATACGGTTGATTTCCTAGCGCGCATCTATGGCCCTGGGGTGTGGTTTGGTGACAGCAATTCCATGTGTTCACCTGCCCGCACCCTGCGCCAGTTCTCCCTCACGCACCGGCCACCCACCACTCCCGTCAGCGTCGTCGCAGCAGATAAAGCTCTCATGCTGCTGCTCACTGACGCAGAGACCCCTATCATCGGGGATCTGGCGCGCAAAGTCGCGGGAGCCGTGGGGCACAGTACCCTTACGACGGCGGAGCTGATGAACAGCGAGGACATGAAGTGGTGTCTGAAGGAGATGGAGCCTACGGGCTATTACCCAAACAGTGAGGCTGATTGGATGACGGATGTGATAAACAAGGAGATTGATGTCACGCCCGCATTCTTGACCTGGCTGCATGACCGTGATGCCCCGTGGCATAAACCACCTCCTCTGACCCCTGCTGGAACCCTCGCGCCAGCTCCTACCCCGCCGCTTGCCCCTGGGAAAGGCAAGTCTCCGGCAGAGCCACGTAAACGTGGCACTCGCCGGAAGGCGGGACGCAAGTAAGTCCGTCCCGTGCACCCACCATGCCTAAGAGGGCCTTGGTGGAAGGGCGCCCCCCCTCACGCGTCAGGGGGGGCGAGAATTTTCATTAATTCTTCATCTGTTATGACCCGAAAGCGCAACACTCGCGGCCTCGCGCCGCCCAACTCCTCCCGGAGAGCCAATCCCCAAGGCTCCCGCCGCGCCCGCCGCCGCAACAAACCAGCGAGCGCACAAGCCAACGCCATCGACAAGACAAACCATGTCGTCCTGTCTCCGGCTACACGCCTCTTTGCATCAGCAATCTTCGATCCTTTT